AAAATAGCAGTACGCGCATGATAGCCTCATCAATAATAAGGCTTTATGCTAGATGCATTCTGCTTTGCGACTCAACCTTTTTCACCTAAAGGATGACAAAATCACATAAATAATTTAAAAATCATAGCATTAGATTACTTAATGATTAAATAATAGACTGCAAAACGCGACAAAACACATCATATCCAGTCACTATGAATCAACTACTTAGATAGTATTAGTGACCTGTAACAGAGCATTAGCGCAAGGTGATTTTTGTCTTCTTGCGCTAATTTTTTGTCGTAAAATCGGTAACGGCTGGAAATCATTCAATACTCGCACTATCGAAAGTTCGCCAGCCAGCCGCAGCACGTTCTTGTATACGACGTGGCTGCGGCTTTAACTCCCGCCAGCTCCACCACTTTTGATAGGACTGCAACCGGACAGCGGCAATAAAATCAGCCAATTACGGACACTGACCAGACAGTGCGCAGACCGAGAAAAGACAAAAATATGCACGTGAAATGCACGTGCACTTTAAAAGAACCCCAGATCTCACGGTCTGAGGTTTTTCTATTTGTAATTAAGGGTAACAAAAACATGTCCCTTTCTCGCGCTGCGCTCGCCTTGACACTGTTTATTTTTACAGTAAAAATACTGTATACAACCACAGTGGTTTTCCGGAGGCTTTTATGTTCGTTGAACTGGTTTATGACAAGCGAAATGTAGAGGGGCTCGAAGGGGCCAGAGAAATTATTCTGGCAGAGCTGACGAAACGAGTGCACCAGATCTTCCCTGATGCCGAAGTAAGGGTGAAGCCGATGCAGGCGAACGGCTTGAATAGCGATGCCAGTAAAAGCGATCGGGAAAAGCTGAACCGCATGCTGGAGGATATGTTTGAAGAGGCCGATATGTGGCTGGTATCTGAGTTCCCGACAGTTCGCCAAGTTGGGCTGTAAAATTGTGCAGGCTGCCAGCCTAAACATTTACCGGCAGCCTGCATCATGTCTATCCACTACCTACCGGGAATTTTCGGTAGAGTGTCGAAACGCCGACGTCGTAAATGATTGCCACACGCTGGCACGTTTCCCCCGCCTTCCTCACAACCTTTCGATTCTGAAACTCTATACCTAAAATACAATTAAAGTTAAAATGCTTTCTAACATCGTTAAGTGAGATTATCAGATGAATTCATCAAAAAACAAAATGGATGGCATCACCATATTGCGGTTCTTTGCTGCATTTTATGTATTTATTTTTCATATCAATATGCGAGCCCCAGTTGACTTTGGTTCTCATTTAAATAAAACCATTTCAAACGGGGCAATAGGAATGAGCATATTCTTTATGCTTTCTGGATTTGTCCTTACATACAATTATTATGATTCTCAGTTGCTTGATTACTTTAAAAAAAGAATAGCAAGAATTTACCCAGCTTATTTATGCTGCGGAATTATATCATTCCCATTTCTTTTTACTGACAATTTAACCTCAGGGCAAATTATATCATGCTTAGTCCTATATTTAGTATGTATGCAGGCATGGATATACCAATCATTCAGCCTGTGGAATTTTGGTGGAACCTGGTCAGTATCAGTTGAGATGTTTTTTTATTCTTTATTCCCTTATATACTAAAGATAATAAATAAAGACAACTTGATTTTCATAACACTTTTTGCATACGGTTTTTCTGCTGTGCTTGTTCCAATTTCTCTGATTATTGGTGGGCCAACCGTGGGTTCCGTTTACTACGCCACTCCGATTTTTAGGCTTCCTGAATTTATTGTCGGAATATGTGCAGCCATGTATTTCATAAATGGGAAAAGAATAAATAATATTACTTTTTATATTTCTGTGACTATGTTTTTTTATGCTACCACACTATCCGATGTTAACATGGATACAAACTACTTAATAATACCAACACTTGCATTAATTATATGTTATTTGGGAAACCTAGAAATAACCAAAAACATATTAACATCTTGCCTTATTTATTTGGGTGACATCAGCTATTCATTTTATTTGATGCAGCTGCCATTGCTAATGTATCTGGACAGAAATCCAGATACATTCTTAAGAACTCACGGTATTGCTAGTTGGATACTTGTCTTTTTGTTAAATCTTGCAATGGCTATGTTGTGTTGGCATTTCATAGAGAAAAATTCGATATTGAGGTCCTTATTTTTAAGAAAGGAAGCACGAGCCTAAATTAGGCTCTGTCACAATTTTTCTGGCGAAGTGGGCCAAATAATTTCTGGTGCTGTAGAAATATCTACAGCATACAATGTATCAAGATAATCTAGCCAAATACTATATCTTTCCAATTCTTCATCTTTTAGACGCCCAAGCGCCGCTTTACCCGGCCATTGTTTACCATTTATGTATTCATTAGCTTGATCAATCAGTGATTGTTTTTTTGAAACCGCCATAGCTTTTTGCTCTTCATGAGTGGGCGGAGGGATTTCTCCCCATGATGGCAATCCATCACCGCTCGATACTCTTATTTTTCCTGCTGGCGGGGAAACTGAATACTGGTTGAATATCTCATCGCTAATCCCAAGCGCATCGGAGGGCCATGAACCAGCCTGTTCATATCGCTTGCGAAGATCTGCTGGGTAAAAGCTATTCATTTTTGGACTGTAATAATAGTTGTAATTCATCATATCAAAACCCCTCAGCCATCCAACGTAATGATCTGTTATTGAAGAAAACTGAACCACCTGTGCTCAAAATAAAGACTATCATTCTATTATTTTCAGGAACGATGGATATCTCAAATGGTGTTTGGTTCGGGACACCATCCTCAAATATAGCAAAACAATCAACACAACCATTCGGAAATGCAATTGGGAAATTGATTACAAGGGAGTTTCCCGTACCATCAGGTGCCGTGACTTTCCCACCCTGTTTAATCAGCAATCCCGGCCCTTTTGAAACAAATGAATTTATTGTTCCATTAAATGAAAACCCTAGATTGTTCTGCGCTGCACCTGCATCCGGGCTACCAATAACAGTGCGGCCAATATCCGTTAGACCAGTCAGGGCCATGGTGTCATTGCCATTGAAATATGGCAATTTATTAGCTGCACCCGTTAGTGATGCCAGTGCCGTCAGCGTGGCATCAAGCGCCTGGAAATCCTTACCGAACGCGGTGGTCATTTTGATAATGAACCCGTTCAGATCACCATCATCAAGTACATCCAGCCCGCTTTTGTTGGCGGTGTACTGCGCCAGCGCTGCCGCGATAAAGCTGGCCTGCCGAATAGCCTTGTTGACTTGCGCACTGGATGCTTTCCCTGCTGTAAATCCGGATAAAAGCGCAGGCAACGCTTCCCATTCCTCCTGCGACATAACATTGGCATTTTTACCCGTTGCAAACGCTTTAAAGTCATTTTTCGCCATCAGAGTAATACTCCCCATGCTCCTACATCAAAACCACTGATGAATTCGTTATCCATATCAAAACCAAAAAATTTTGAGCCTTCCGATGGGGTTTCCACCGAAGGTGTTTCAATGCCACCCGCCCATACCCCGGCGGCTTTTACTGTGAGATACCCCTGTTTAATTGCCGCAATTAACTCACGCGATACATCTGAAATATCAGTATCAGGAAAGACCCAGACCGATATCGTCATGTCCTGGTTATCGACTATCTGCATTCGCAGCCCGGATCCTGCTGTTGCCGCGTCAAGAATTGCCGGAAGCGAATCATTCCGTCCGTCCCAGTTATTAATCGCAATCTTCGCTTTAAGAATGACACGATAAGTTTCATCGCTGAGATACATGTATCCAGAATCAGGATCATATGGCCCCTGCCATACACCCTGATCATATCCAAGCCCGTCGGTATCCCAGCTGAAATAGACACCTGAAATAGGCTGGCTGACAACACGGCTACGTCCGATCCACAATCCCAGAATGTCAAGTTGCATACCAACCGCAGAGTCAATATCAAATGCAGTAATCAGCCCTCTGGTGGCAGCCGCAACATCAATAAGTGGCCGGGTCATCAGATCAACATGCGCAAGAAATTTAGGTTTGGTGGCGTGATGGTTTGTGATTAGTTCGGTGTATTTGCTCATGATTCCACCGTTATAACGATATTTACCGGGGTACAGGACGCAGATTCGTTATATCTGATATCAATGTTTGATGACGACAAAGCCCCCGGGGATTTCCCAATCGTCAGTTCCTGAATATCGTAATAGCGTGCATTCCCGCCACTCACCACGCCAAGATTCGCCGGTGAGTAAATGCGACTTAAAAGGACCGAATCACCGATCGTCAGACTATTGATATAGTCGGAAATAGCCTGCTGGATCTGCTGCCCTATCTGTGAGGTATAACCCGTAAAAACTTTTAATTTAATCCGGGCATAAACAGGTACATCACTGGAACGCGAGAATTTGATTACATGGGGATTGCCGTATTTATCCGGAACCGTAACGGATGTTGTACCGTGAGTGGCTGTCCCCTGGCCTTTATTCCCTCTGATAGCCTGAGCAATATCCGTCACATCACCGCCATCCACAATTACAGCAACAGAGTGTGGCGGTAACCCGTTACCGTCCTCCGAACCAGTATCGTTTTCATAGAGTTTGTGGCGGGTTACACCGGTAACATTAGAAACAGCACCATCCAGTGCTTCAAATGGGGTTATTGATGGCAATGCAACACTTTGCGACTGGCGGATACGTAACTCAGCATCAGTTTCTGCCGGAGAGCCAACAGTAGCCGCAGCAGGATTAGTTACCGAAACCCAGCCACGGGTTGGCGTATTAATTTCAGTGATAGTTCCAGCCAGCGCCGCCACTGCACCACTGACGGAACATGTTGCGGTCGCCATCACTGTACCATCCACGCCGACCACCACTGAAGCAGGCAAACGCCATATCACATTATTACTGTCTTTCACGCTGCCATTAATGATGGTTGTTCCGGCAGTTCCTGTAAGAAGCAAATCAACCGTAGAGTTCGTCGCGCCTTTACGTGAAATACCATTTATTTTCACGTTACTGGTCAGTGCAGCCCCATAGCCGGTTGCCGGTGAAAAACAGTTGTAGACAGTTATCGCCATATTATTGGCATCATGAATCGCCAGCGCCATCAGAGCCACCATCTGGCCGTCTTTGCTGTCCGGTTCGAGGTAGGCATCACTGCCATAAATCTGCTGAAAATAGCTAATCAGGGTGCTGAGTATCGTCTGATAATCAGGCGCACTGATCCCCTCCGCGGTTACCTTTGCAGATAAACCGAGAGAATCAAGGTTCAGAGCCATTACGCCTCCGATGTAACAGTCGTTATTCCATAGAGAGTGTCGATTTCAGCGGAAAACATGACACGTCGGGTCGTGGTATCCACCGTCGTATTGAAAGAGAGGATTGATTTAACGCCCCGCGTTTCCAGAATGCGTTTTCTGATCGCCAGGTTGTAAGTTTCCGGTTTTTGCCTGCCCAGCACGGACTGGATCCACGGAGTCCCCTCGGTGGTGTCGAGAAACCATTGCCCATACCACAATTCGAATCGCGTTTTTACCGCCTGCGCCACGGCCTCCGGTGAGTTAATCAGCCAGGTGTCATCACCGCTGCCAAAGGTGTAATCGCCATCGGCGTCTTCACGTCTGTATCGCATCAGTTTACCCCATCGGTATTGCTTCCACCGCGCTGAACACCGCCATGAGTGTGCGTATCATCGATTGGCTTGCCGTTAGCCTTAACGCTCCCCAAGAACTCAACAGCACCAGTGATTTTTGAAGCCACACCAGAAACAACAGACCCCACCATGCCCCCCATCCAGGTTAACAGGCCATGAATGGTTACTTTCTCAGAAAAATCAGCCAGAGGGGCAACCACATCAAGACCACCCGGGGCGACAATTTTAATTTTCCGGGTATCAGGATTAAGCTCAAAATAGGTGCTGCCGTCGTCACTACGCAACTGTGTGACACTGGTATTAATACCGCTAATCTTCCTCGCCTGCGACTGGGGACCGACAATACAAAATGCATCCGATAAATCATGCATTCTGTCATCGACCGGCTCCTGTATCCCACCGCTCTGCCACCAGAAATCAATACAACGATCGGCAAAAACGACAAGACACTCATCCCCGGCTTTAACCGGAAAAGTCAACGTACAGCCTCCGCCGCGCGGAAATACCACTGGCACATCCACCAGCAACGGGTAATTTTTGGTAATGCGGTTACCGTCGTTATCCTTTTCAACCGAACGGATAGCTGGCTGCACAACCGCCGTCACCGCGTCGGGATCGAATGACTGAACAATGCCAGGCAAGGCGACACGGATCTGGTTCTTTGTTGTTTCCCGTTCAGATTTGAATGTTTCGGCAAGGTCGCCGCTGCGGGTCTGGTCAGATACTGCCATTTAGTAGGCTCCAGAAAGCAAAAAACCCGCCGGGTGGCGGGTTCATTATTGAAGTTTCATTACTGCTTGTTTGCTTCTAACGCTTCAGCTATTCGGCGAAGATACTCATTGTTTTTAAATGAAACCATGATGCACTCAAAGAATATTCGGCAAAATACAGCACATAACAAAAGCACTAAAGCGCCAGCAGCCTTCCCATTAACAAACGTTATAATGGCGGCAACAACCAGAAGTAACATTGTGATGCCATACAGAACGTTGATGATTTTTGGAGTTATTAATTTATCAAATCCGAACATGCGACAAATTCCTTATCGTGAAAGTAGAAGTATCACATTATAATTACGAGTGATTAATCAACAATCTTTTTGCATGGAAAGGAACCGATGATTTTCGGCGCATCCATGCTGTTCTGCAGCAGTTGGACATTAAGGAATCGCGTTTCGGTACCAGGGCGACGAATGTATTCAAAGCCGTAGTTGTTACCGTCTTTGGCAGGCATAAGCCCCATGTCTACTTTCAAACCATTGGTACCCAGTTCGGTGATTTTTTGAGAGGTAACTCTTTCACCGTTGATTGTCGATAACTCGCCCTGGTTTGCAACCATAGTGTAGCCACCGCATTTAACCGTGAAGCCATCCGCCCACGCGCTGCACGCAGAAAAGACAGCTAACAGAAAAATAATACCCCTCATTGCTCATCCCCTTTGCAAAGCCGATTGCGTATACAGATCCGCCGCGCCACGCGCTTCGCACATCATATCCATGTACCACGCCTGGCCCCTTGTATCGCCAGTGTACATAATCCCGCGCACAATATAAACGCCATCCGTTGCGATGCTGGCAGGCTGCGATGTGGTGCCGCTGAGCGTGATATTTCCGTCCGTGTTCTGGTCGGTGATCTGCCCGCCGGCCATCGCGATATGGTTGTTCGACAGCGCGGTGCGGAATACTGAAGCCTGATCCAGCTTAATGAGCCCGTTAACCCGGATGTTCGGGTTAATCAGCGCGCGGACGTTTACGCCGTTGCCGATAGTCTTCTGTGGCATACCGATAAGCCCCGTGGCACTGTTGAGCACAATCGCGTCGTGAACATATTCGTTATTCGCCACCATCTGGCGCTGACCATCCACGAACTGCCATGTTGCGCCACATTGTCCGGCCACGTTATCCATAAGATGACGTGTCATGCCGAATAGCACCCGGCCCCGGGGGAAAACGGTAGCAGGCATTTCAGGCGTCAGACCTTCAGTCGCGCCTTTGGCCTCGAAGTCTTTCATCAGCGCGCGATTCACGTCTGCGACCGTATAACCGGCCGCCAGCGTCTGCGAAGTTATGCTGGTGGCAAAAGCCAGATCCGTATCGGCAGCCTGAATCAGAACGTAAGAATCAATGGGGCTGTCTTTTCCTGTTACCGAGTAACGAATTTCGCCGCTGAAAATCATCCCATAGTTGCGGCCATCACTCTGGCCCACATCCGCCGCGTCGACTTCCCGCACGGTCCCGACGTCGCTGGCCGATACCTCCGGCGCGATACCGTCGTAACCCGCAATCAGACGCACTTTCGAAAACTCCTGCCCGGTGATTCGGTTCACAGTATCTGCCGAGAGGTTATAAATTTTGATAGTCCCTACCCGGGACGCACTGCTGATGTTGAACCAGTCGATCGTAAAGGTGACTTTAAAATCACTTAGCTCAATTCCCTGACCGTTCCCGTCCACAAGCTGCAGCTCGAAATGTCTCATCCAGTTCTGTGACATGCTTACTCCGTTGATACCAGTAAATGACTGCGACCGCCCAGGTCAGTTTTCGTGGGATAATCCTGTGTGTTGTCATCGCAGACCACCAACAGCTTAAAACCAAGCCCCATACAGGCGTACTGCGCCAGCAGATCAGCGCCAGTGACGAGAGGAATACCGGAGATTACCGGCTCCCCTCTGTCATTCAGCAGGTCCATAATCCAGTAAAGATCGCGCCATATGATGCTAATCCGCCAGGTGACACCACCCAGGACGATGCTGAACTGCTGGTTGTCCGCTGTCAGCGGAATTTCCTGAATTGTCATTAGCCGCCCCCCAGTAATGACGCCACGTTACCCGTGATGCTTTTCAGCAGTGAAGTATCTGGAGGTTTTGTGGTTTTGTTGCCGCTGTTCTGTACCGCCGAGGTGCTGGCCCCTTCCTTCATATTGGTTTTATCCGCGACGGTAATCTGCTGTGTCCGGGAGATAAGGACCTCCCTCAGGGTAAGAACGGCGGACAGGATGTTTTCGGTTGTCTTGTCCGTCGTCACTTCCAGCGCCCGGATCAACATGTTGCTGTACAGTCGTTTACCGGTTACCACATCGAAGGGGATACGGCTTTCCTGCAGATCCAGTAGCTCCTGATACGTCTGCTGAGGACTCAGGCCGAGCAGGCTGGTAGCCGTCAGATTACTGGCAAAATCCAGCAATGCGCCGCCACCGGCGAAACCAACCTCCATCACCACTTCTGACGGTTTTTTATAGGCATGATCAGCGACAGCGGCCCCGACTTCTACCGGATGCTCGGTTATTTCAAGCATATCTGTATGCTTCTCTGAAATAACAACACTGGGAACAATTATTCCTATTTTTCTGCTCTGCTGATGAAAAAGTGTAGAGAGAATATCCACTAACTCACCCTCACCTGATTACTTCGCATGACCTGAGCATTTGCAGACTGTTGCCGACGTGCAACCTCATTACCGACAGCGTGCGGATCTCCGCCACCGTAAATGTGGTAGGTATTTTGCTGGTTAACCTCTGTCACTTTGCCACTAATTCCCGCCACGGCAGCCTTATTAATCAGCTCTTGAGAATAGATATTTCTTCCATTTTCATGCTGGATAATGCTGCTCATCAATGCTGACATGGTTTGCGGATCGCTCATATTCAGGGCAGCCCGGGGATCCACTCCCAGTCGTTGCGATACAGCCCTGATATACGCAGTTGTGTTGTTATTATCAGACGCAGGCGCCCAGGTAGAGATAATTTTCTCCACGCTGTTTATTCCACGTCCGGCATACAACATTAACTGACGAGCAAGAGCCCGTAATCCATCAAAGGCAGTTTCGAATCTGGCAAATCGCCCGCCCGGGCGTTCAAGAGAAGCCCCCGCCTGACCAGCAAAATTAAGGTTTCCCGGATTGTTATTCCGTTCTCCTCGTTTCGTAGCCTGTGCATGTTGTTCCGGCTCATCATCACCAAACCAGCCGCGTACCGTCCGGCCCACACTGCGGGGATCGAATCCCCAGTGCTCTTTAATCCAGTCGGCAGTACTGTTAGCGCTGTCTGTAACCATCGGCATCGCTGACGGATTTTCGCTGCCCTGATTAAGTATCTGTTTGCCGATGCTGACGGCATCAGCCCAGCGGCCATCTTTGATAGCGTTGAGCAGGTCGGCGATCATGTTCAGCATTTTGCTGAATTCGCCCATCTGGTCGATGAAGTTGCTGAAATCCCACTTCAGGGACCATGATTTGGGGTCAATATTGAGTAGTTTCGCCAGCGCTTTCGCCAGGTCGTTAACGGTCGTTTTAAGGTCACGAACCATCTTCAGCGCGGCATCGACCTCCGGTTTCCACTTGCCCCAGTCAATCAGGCTGTCGCCGCCTTCCTTCCAGGTCTGATAGTCCTCCCACAGGAGGGCAATACCCGCCGCCAGCGCGGTAATGAGGCCAATCGGCGACATCCAGAACGTACTGTTCAGAATGCGCAGCGCAATCGTCAGTGCGCCAAACAGCGAGATCAACTCCCGCGTTTGCTTATCCAGCGATTGCCACCAGGTGATGAGGCTTGATGTTCCTTCAATCAGTCTGAAGAACAGCCGCCCGATAATATCCCCGAGCGCCAGAATGCCTTTTATGGCTTTCGTCAGGGTCTGCTCGATACGAGGGAAGTTGTCCAGGATATGGCGGCGCAGGGTGTCCAGCGAACCCGCAAGCCCACCCGCAAGATTAGAGCCGATTTTGTCACGGGCCATGCCTGCCATCGCGCCAAACTCACGCAGGGAGGTCATAAATTTGTTGGAGCTTCTGGCCGCCTCGTCAGCATTGAAGCCGATAGCTTTCGCCATTGCGCTGTACTGCCCGGAGAAGCCACCCACACCCCGACGCATCGCCATAAGGGTATTTTCGTCAATGCCCAGCATCTGCGCATACTGGTTAGCCCGGTAATACGGCATGCTGCTGAGTTTCTGTCCAACGCCCGTAAAGATAGCGGCCATGTCACGCATGTTACCGCTGGCATCACGGGTCTGTACGCCCAGGCGATTCAGAAAGCCTTCTGCACCGGGATTGTTACGAATAAACCGGGAGAGGCTTTCCAGAGAAGATCGCGCAGCGTCCACGCTGCCGCCAACCTGCGAAACCGCATAGCCAATAGACTGAATTCCCTGGACTGTCGCGCCGGTGCGCTGTGACGCCCAGTAAAGATTATCCAGGCCGGAGGCGATCTTAGCCGTGAAGGCCACCACGGACAGCGCAGCTCCTTCAACGGCCAGTCCCATTTTGATGACATTTGCAGTTGTACCGGCGAGGACAGAACCGAACTTTTTCGCTCCTGCATCATCCACACTGAAGCCAAGCGAGACGAGGAAATCTTTAATAGTTTCAGCGATCATTATCCTCTCTCCATTTCTCAATGCGCCGCTGGTTATCCGCTTTTACCGCCAGATGGTCATTCAAAAGAGCAATATCGTACAAATCGACAGAGCCATCTTTAAGTGCTGTATAAGGAATTAACCCGGCGTCAACCGGATTGAGAAGGTAGGACAGCCCGTCCGGCAGGCTGTTAAACGTCAGCCCTGTTGCAGGCTCTGCGTCGTGCTGGTAAGGGGTGTAGGCAAAAAATTTCCCAGCGAATCGGCGACCACCCGCGCCACCAGCTGCAGCATGACCAGCAAGTCAATATCATCAAACATCAGTTCGCCCTGGGTAAATACCGGAACCCATCCGTCCATATGACGCCGCGATACCACCGCAAGACAGGGATGAATAATCGCACTGGTGTCATCTTCGGTCAGGGAAGACAGTTCCTCAGCGATACGCGGGAGCATGGTTTCAAACACCGGTTTTAAGTGCTCGAATTTCACGGTGTCGATTTTGCCGTCAGCAGGCAAACGGGAGCGAATGCTCCCGAAATCTGACATCATTCCCGCCAGTACCGGCAAAAGTTTGCGGATCACTTTCAGCTGGTCAAAAACGCTGAGTTTTGCCGTGCGATATTTCACGCCTTTGATTTCGAATTCCATGTATTAAAACTCCCCGAGAACCTGGTCAATCTTGCCGCAGTCAAACACCCACGGCATCGTATTACCGGTTTTAGCGTTGGCGTTATCCGGTTGTTTCTGGAACGCAACACTGCGTGCTGTGATGATGTCGCCGCTGACCTTGTTTCGGATCACAATAACGTTATTCCCCCATGTGGCAGAAGACTGGCTCTGTGCGTTATACGCCAGCGACAATTTTTTATTTGTCGGTGATGTCTTCAGAAGGTTAACGGTAATCGTCCCGCTTTTATCTGCATGGAGGCTGTGCATCACTTCGCCATCAGCACCGATGGTCATGGTGTTTTTAGGACCGCCCATCGCAACCACAATCCCCTCTTCAGAACTTGCCGAACCGTACCCGAGGTCAATCGAACCGGTCGGCCCGGTCAGCGTCGCAGTGACATCCATAAAAGAATAGGTAGACATTCACTTCCCCTTAGCGAACAACGTTAATCTGTACGTCAGCGTAATGAACCGCGCCTGCAAGTTTTATTGCAGCCTGAATCACCGGAGCCTTACGGGCTTCACGTTCTGATTGTGCCTGTTCATCCAGCGGCTGGGCGTATACGTAATAACCTTTGGGCAGCGTGTCACCTGATGACAACTGACCAAGGTCGCCACCGTTCCATACGCCCGGAGCAATCAGTCCATTCTGAACGGCCTGATCCAGTGATTTTTCTACATTTGATAACAGTCGGGTAATACCGGCTTCAGTCTGGGGAACCTTCGTGGTGCTGGTATAAAGCAGGTTATAGAGGTTGGTCTGCACATAATTCTGTAACCAGTCCAGGCCGTGGCGTTCATCAAAGAAATCGCCGTTAGCCATCACTCCCTGCTGGAGGATAGCTGTATCATTCTGGTAGTACACGAACACATTGCAGTTTTTTGCATCAAGTGCCGATGCCTGGCTGACTGTCAGTGTTTCATACCCGACACCCGGCTCCTGCTTAAACTTGAGCGTAATCGCGGTATTACTGCCATTGAAATTAACCGTGAATGCCCGGCCAAATGCAGATAACGCAGCGTATTTATTACCCGATGAATACTGAATAAAACTGCGTGAATATCCGGCGGTTTTCAGTTTTGATGCCAAATCATCGCTGGATGCAGTCTGCAGGCATTTCTCATCGCTTGTCGTAATCGCCAGAATACGGCTTACAGAAGAGGATTCGATCGCCGCAGCCACTTTCAGCCAGTCTGCATCCGGAATATCTGCATCGTCTGCAATCCCCAGCCCATACCATGAAGTATAATCAAGCATGGCATTCACAGCCTGCTCCAGCGTCTCAGGCGTGGCCTGTTCGCTGTCTCCCTTCGTTTTCACCCAACGACCAACAAAAACCTCCTGAGGTTTCGGTGATTGTGAGAAAAACACCTGCGCAGCCTTATATTCTGGTGATTCCACGCCAAAATCTTTTCCAATATCTTCCGCGGCAGAATAACGGCGAATGCGCTCACTTACCGGAATGATTGTGGACGGGCCGAGAATGAGTAATGCACCAAAATTTCGCCCTGATGCTGCACGCGGCGACATGATCACATCAACATTAACAACGTTTGATACAGGCAAGCCCTGTGCCATAGCTTAATCTCCGAAAAAGATGACTGGTGCTTCCACCAGCGATTTAATACCGTACTCGCGCACAACCTTCCGGCGCAGACGCACCGTCATATCGTAGCGGCGGACCCATTGCTGATTAATAAGTTCAGGGAAGGGAGTCAGACCTGTGTAATCGCCAAGAGACAGCCCCAGCGCATTCAGTGCTGCGTTGTTCTGCGGTACAGATATACCGTCACGAAACCGGGACGCATACACCATCCCCGCCGGACCATAAAACGAAGCCATACACTCAATCGTTTCATGCCGCCAGAGCTGAGAGCCATCATCGGCCTGTCTGATGAATGCAGGACTGTCATCACCTGACCATCCGATAACCCCAAACGCACACCAGTTCGTTTCAACCGGTAGCAGTGGTGGCTGCTCTTTCTGCCAGCGCGGGCGAACCATCCCGGCAGACAGACCGGAAACGTTACGCATCCACTGGCTTAACAGCCTGTCGAGCGCTTCGTCATAATCCGGATCGCCACTGGTTGGTATTAACCATCCGCGCTCTGTACTGGTGTTATTGCTCAACCGGAGTTCCCCCATCAAACGGCATCACCTCACAATGCGCCTGAACGAATCCGGCACCATAAGCTGTATACGGGTCGACGAAGGTCACACGATAATCACGGTCCTGATACGTCACGATATCGGCATCACGGCCAGTCTGTCCCTGCGTCAGTCGCTCAGTCGTCACAATCAGAATTGCACCACTGATTACCTGCCCGGCCTGCATACGACGGTTTTCCAGAGAGCGATCAACAGTAACGACTCCGGCAAACTGCTTTTTAACTTCGCTGTCGCTGCCGATCCCGTCCTCATCCACCGTTTGCACTCGGCGTGTTACCCACAAATTGAAGTCGCAAAAATCGGGGTCAAAAAGCACATCTGTTACATCAAGAGTCGGCATTTTTATCCCTCACAACATGGGTAATAGCTCTGCGATATTGCCCGGTATCAATTAATGGTTTCGCCAGATCGGTTCCCGGAGATTCGCCAGCAGCACGCCGGGCAAGTTCCAGTGTTGCCCCCTTGCGCCCCCGACGAGCCCGGGCTTCAACAGTACTGTCAGCAAGCGGCGTAAAGCCGGTAATGGTCATGTAACGCCTGACGCCATTAGCGGCCAGCGTTCCGGCACGGTTGAGTGCGCTTTCTGCTCCCGCAGCATTACCATCAAGAGCAGCCTGCGCCGCGGCTTTGAGCTGCGGCACCGTCTGCTCTTCTGCCGATTTAACGCCGGGGACCAGGTGAGGTCGTGGCGGGATGTTCTGCTCTGGTGAGCCGTATTCGTTGAGGTAACCGATGCCCGCATTACCAAACGGAACATCATCCCGCTCGCTGTCTTCCGAAGGGATGCCGACCAGCACATCTTTTTTGGTTAACGATCTGAGCGCATCCAGAATGGCCTTAGCGTTATCCACCCTCGTTGTTACACCGCTTTTGAAACTCATAGCTGGCGACCACCTGCACCGAACATCGTGATCAACTGATAAAATTCAGCGCCATATCGGGTGTTATTCCAGAAACCTGCATCAGGATTCAGCGTCGCGCTGGTGTCATAACTGACGCTTACCTTATCCACGGACTTTGAGGACTGAACACCATTGGTTGAACCGCCCGGCCCGCCAGCCAGCATCGCCCGGCTGTCTGCCGCCCAGAGCGTCATGTAGTGTGCAACGAACAATCCGGCAAAGTACGGAAACAACTTTTTGCCGGTGACGTTTTCGCTCAGCAGTTCATCGGCCAGATTCAGACGAAACTGGATTTGCGCTTCGGGATATTTGGCAGGGTCAGCAAACTGCGGGAAGTCGCGGCGAAAATCACTTACCGCTGGCAGACTTTGATTCTTTGGCATTTTTTACCTCGTTACGCGCGTCTGTGGCTTTGCCAACGGATACTTCCGCGTGCGCACGAGTGAACCAGTGCGTGGCAACGTCTTCCTCCACAGCATGACGGCCTTTAACAAACTCGCGCCGCGAACCGTCGGGAAGCGTGAGCACAAACGGGGTATGTACGTGTATTACTGCATTATTTTTTGCCATCGGGTCATCCTTAATGGCCCCGCCAGGGGCCATATGGCTGTTAAATGCCATCAACGTACGAAAGAGTTTCTTTGTACACTGGCTCGACTGCACCCAGCTTGCCGTAGTAAGTGACGATCTGATACAGACCGCGATACTGCACCGGCACGCTCTGAAGCGGAACCAGCGGGTAGCGGACGTATTTTTTATCGTTGGTGTACGCAACCATGCGATCCTTATTCCCCACACCACGGCCTTTCAGCCATTTAACCGCGCGGATATTCAGCGGAACACCGTTCTGGTGATAGCTGATGGTGTTGGTCTGAAGGTACGTCAACAGGGACTGGTTACCCGCAGATGAAACGATAATGCTGGACAACAGAGCAAACTGCTCAGGCGGGATCAGCAAATCACGCGGAACCACAGAGTAACCGGAAGCGGCCCACGCATCAGACAGCACCTGGTTAATGCTTGCGCGGATTTCGTCCGGTGTTGAGGTTGCCCACGTTTTGGCAGCGTTGTTGACAGGCACGCCGTCCAGGGTAACAAGGCCTTTCAGGTTTAATGCGGAATCGCCAACATATACCTGTTCATCGTTATCCATCTGCCATTTCAGTTGCATACCGTCATACTTCTGCGTATCAATCGGGCGGCCGACCTGCTGAGCAGCCTGCAATTCTATGACCGTCCAGCCAAGTTCCATCCCCCACAGGTTCAGCGGGTTACCGGATTTGCCGATATCCACGTTCACGCCAGCAATAGCGGTTGAGTCTTTGCCTACCCAGTTTTTGCCATTCGGATTTGCACCAGTACCCGCAGCGGCGAAGCTGGTATTCGTCCAGCTGGAAATGTCATCTGCGATGGAGACATCTTCACGCAGTTGGATATCGCGGGTCCAGGTGTACCCCACCAGTGGCAGGTTCAGCGTCTGGTCGAGTCGCTCCAGCTCCCCGATGAGAAAGGCACCAGAGCTGTCAACGGTTGCCTGATCAAAAGTAATCATTCGTCTGTTCCTTAAATCTTCCAGGAAATTTCTGCATTGCCGTCAGCATCACCGGCACCTGTGAATTCAGCGTTGGTCAGCACCACATTTTTGCCACTGACTGACGTGGACATGAATCCACCCAGCGGCACTTTGATGGATTCATCAGTGGAGACGACAACGTATACCGGGTCGCCTTTTTTGATGGTGCTGGCATCAAAATCAGAACCGAGATTAACAGTCACGTAGCCACGCTTCATGGCGTCGCCAGGGAAGTTCTTGCCTGTTCCCACCTGGCGAACCATGTCCGGCTGCGACGTGGTCGGATAAGGGCGCACGTAGATCCCCTTCACCTTGTCTGCGGTATCACCATCTGCCAGCGGCACGAAAAAACCGTCATCATCGTATTTACCAGCCAGGCCATAGGCAGCGAAGGCGTTATCGGATTTAAGGACCACCGGTTCGACGGTTAAGTCCTGCGGGCGAGAGATAGCCCCGGCAATGCCAACAGGCATCCGGTACAGAAATACATTATTCATTTTTTACCCTTTACGGTTTGCCCAGAATTCAGCGTTTTGTTTGTTCAGGGAAGCGATACTGGTCATGCCCATGTTTGGGCGCTGTGCATCGCCGGTGGTGGCGCGGGTGTTTCGCCCTTTGGCAATCTCAGACACGGCATTAAACGCCATGTCGACCGATTGTTTCGGCAATTTGCGGATATCCGCATCACCGACGATCTGGCGAACCAGCGTTTTATCTGCGGAAGCCAGAACCTCGCGTTTGAACTCGGTCGGTTTCATCTTACGGCTCAGATCGATACCCGGAACGATAACTTCGGCACGCCAGGCTGAGTCACCAGTAATCGTGGTTTCCTCTTCATCGTCCTCGCCGTCACCGGTCGGATTATCGTCAGGCTTATTATCGTTATCGCCCGTGGCATTTCCTTCCAGCTTAGCCAGCAGGGCTTTCAGTAATGTTTTGAGGTCATCATCACTGTCGCCGGTTGGACCTCCACCCATCTCTGGTGCTTTGTCCGGTAGTGGTTGCTGCGGGGACAGGTTGATATTGAGATTAACGCCCTGCGGCAAATCCCCCTCATCTCCTGTAACCGATGCGGGGGCCGACTCCACCAGTTCGTTCATGGTGTCGGCATCTCCTGTCTTGATGGCCGCACGCATGCGGTTCCACCAGTTTTTCTTTTGATTTGCCATTGTGTCTCTGTCTCCAATTGCACAACGATTTCCGGCTCTGCCTTTAGGGACAAGAGCCACATGGTTTCCGGTAATATCGACCTGCTCAGCTTTACCTGGCTCGGTCTGCTCGTACTCCGCGTCATAGCCGCACGACACTTCGCGCAGGCCATCTTCGATAAGCTGAATGGCGTTTTCGTCTTTGACGATAAGGTCAGCCAGCATCAAATCAGACTGCTCACCCGTCCCGCGCCGGACATTCTGGAGGTGCCCGACAGCAAGCTCTTTCCAGTTCTCGGGATTTACCAGCCGCACATTCCCGTTTTCATCTTCAGGATGCAGAATCGTGATGCTCATCCCTTCGAATGAGGCAAGCGTGGTCGGATGGAATACCTGCTCAGGAGAACGCGTGACGACTATTTCACCGAACTTATCGGGTTTCAGTTTTGGCAGGTCATCAGCACCATAGAGCTGCTTACCTGTTCGTCCTATCGGCACGTCTTTGCACAGCAACGAGCCGTCAGCCAGCTGGTAGCGGGTTTCTCCCAGCCGGGTATTGAAAAAATATTTCATGGGTTACCTGCGATTCAGGCGGGATAAGATTGGGAGGTGGGGAAAACGATTTCTTTATAACAGCGACAATTCGGGAACTCGCCAGCGTGACCGGTCATGCCGTCAAGCGTTGGAGGTTTGCCCCATTCGACAAATTTACCTTCCATTTCCCGATGAGAATGCCTGACGTCACCATCTTCGGCTGTACGCCAGATATAACCATTCGAACCAATTGACAGCGCACGCGCCTGATCCAGCGCGCCGGTTGCACGTCCAAGTTCAGTACGGGCAATCAGGTCAGCTCTGGACTTTGCTATATCACCCGATGCGGCTATTTCTTTAGCAAAATGTTCTGCTCTCCCACCGGTCACAACAGCTTCTATCGCCCGATTCTGGATGTCGTACACCCTGTCAGCCGCCTCGAGGGGGAGCGATTTGATGTACTTGACCTGTTCGGCGATGATGGATTGCATCACCTGGCCCACAGGAGCGCTTTCCACAAGATTGCGGAGCTCGCGACTGATGTTCTTGCTGTGTTGCCGCCAAACTTTCTCGTTCTGCCGGGTTAGGTCCGCAGTAAAGTTTTCCGCGACCTTTGTCGCCCAGGGGGTGATGATTTCACTGTAGCGTTCCAGCGCCTCAATAATTTCCGTGATACTGTCATTTGAACCATCGTAGCGACCATTTACGATGTCTCCGACCGCCCGCGCTATCCTGCGTAGGCTGGTTCGATAGCGGATTTCCGCCTGACGGTTCCTGCGGTTCGTCATCAGGTTCGCCGATGCCGGGCGGCGCTTCATCTTCGGCATTCTCGATGTCCTCGTCGGTAATGGATGCCCCGATGCCGGTTACGTCAGAATTTTCGCGCAAATCAGTCATAGCGGCTTTCAGTGTCATCAGACCATCACCCAGCGCCGTACTGATTGCGTTGGTAGTGTTTAACGCCACCGTTGAGCGATCGACATCAGACATTTGCCAGAGCGGGTTAAACTCAAACGTGAAATCGTCCGGCAGCGGCTTGCCAAGCTCCGAACGATGCATGATGTCCAGTATCCGCCGCACCGGAAGACGTAAACGCCTCTCCTGTAACGAGCTTACCCGGTCGTAATAGTTGGCAAGGTCTGCATCACCGGTAGAAAATCCTTTCGGGGACTGTCCGAACAACCTCACCAGTGGGATACCAACAGCGCCACTAATCTGTTCTGCAAACTGCGAAAGGATGTCATCCAGACCACTGAAGCTGTACTGATGGGTTTCAAACTTATCCCGCGAGTCCATGAGCGTCATGCCTTCATTACTCTGGAACTGTCGAATCAGGTCGATATTCTTCAGCAACGCTTCATACGCAGGACCACCAAGTGCGATAAGCTCACGTAGCTTCTCCACGCTGTAGGTACGCAGATGCGCCTTGTAGACCAGCTGCGCCGCGCCGACAGTAGCGCTGTCGAACGCGGTAAGACGATCCCAGATACGCTCTACAACCGACATTCCCCATTCGTTCTCGGTCATCTTCTGCTGAAATGGCAGCGTGACGCCATCAAAGCGAATCAGGCGGCTGTGATGGATGCGCCAGGCCGGGATGCCCGTTGCAGTGGTCACCACGTCGTAAAACTCAGGTTTACCCAGGTCCGGCCCCATCTCTTTAATGCGGCGGGTCAGCACCGGGTTAATCATCCAGCGGTCGAGCGGGAGAATGCCCTTAAACTTGCCTTCTCCAATGGTTTCGAGCCGCAACGGGGTCATTGGTGCCTGCCCCTCAATCATGATGAAGCCAACCGCGCCGCCGTAGAGACGCGACCATTTCAGCACGTCGTTCAGCGCATCCCAGATCTGCAACTCATCCAGCTGCGCTTCCAGGGTGCCACGGTCTTTGGCGTCAATCTCCGAAGTGATGCGAATGCCTTTCCGGGTCATATCGTCCGGGATAGCGTCGACCGCTTCGCCGATGATCCAGGACGAACGATAGGACCATTCCACCAGCATGCGGTTGCGGCTGGTGAAGTTAGCCCGGTAGGTCGATGCTGAGTGCTGGTTAGGCGTCTGCATCCCCACGCGGGCGACAAAGTTCTCATAGCCATCAGCGGTGGCCTGTGCCGTTCGCTGAGAGGCTTGCTTGTTTCGTGCCATCAGGCCTGTCTCCCTAGCAGCTCCCAGATGTTCAGGGCTGAATTCATTGGCGCGTAGCTGATCATCACCGAGTCGGCGAGGTTCGGCGACTTGGTGCCGTCAGGCTGTTTATCAACAACGATTTTCCCCACGCCGTTAATGGAGTAGGTCGGCTGCGACAGCTCGATGATGAGTTTGTCTTTGCTCGCCATGGCGCTGCTGATTGAGATGATTTCGTCCGGGTTGTAGGCCATGCCCTCAACCACGGCACGGTAGGTGTTCTGGAAAAGTTTACGTAACCGCCACCAGCTCTGGGCTTTGGCGTTAGCGAAGAAGTCCTTGTTCAGACGTGCGGCTTGCCCGTTGTCCCCGCGAACAGCTTCATCATCCGGATCAAATACCGCGCCACTACCTCGAAACGGTGTGGCGAGTATTGACGGTCGGCGCGCAGCGTTACGCAGTTCGTTGATAGCGCGTGCATCGCCGCGAACGCCAGCGCCCAGCCCGTCCTCATCAAAGCGAAACTCTTCGAGGTTGTCCTGTTCGCAAAAACCGAAGACCTTCTCGACGGACTGATAAATGTCGCTGCCCACACCAGACCATTCCCGCACATTTTCCAGGAGGAAGCCATGACGGGTGGAAAAGGCATTTTTGTCCCTGCCTTCATCAGCGACATCCATCGCGCCAAGTCGTTTGCCTGTTGGCTGGATACCCAGTTTGATATGCGCATCAACGGCAGCCTGTACCCATTCGGATGGAATCAGGACGCCTTCCGCTGATGCGCTGTAGTTCAGATCAAGTTCCTGTGCCACCACCACCGGATTATCGATTTTCTCGCATTCCCTGCGATACCACTCTTCATCCTTGCGAGGATCATCCCGCCAGTGGAATGTGAATACCGGTATCTTCCCGCCATGACGCTTCTGAGCGAACGGGTTAGCCATGCCGTTAACTGAACTCAGGTCGATACGGCAACGCGTCGTTTGTGACAACGCCGCATCAATCAGCAGAGGACGCTGAAGGAATGCAGCCTCATCAACCAGATAAAGCGTGGTACGGTCACCACGACCAATATTATCGCCAGCCTCGCCTTTGATAACGGCACCAGTTTCAGGAAACTCAACACGCATATATGGCGCGTGCTTCTTCTCGCTCCACGAACCGCGAAACTCTACAGGTAGTGTTTCCACGAACTTGCGCGCCTTCCAGAACAATGCTTTCGGGTCACCGGTGCTATCGACGTATTCCTCTTTACGGGAGCCGAAACCGATAACCATTTCTTTGTTGAAGAGACAAAGCGAGCAGGCCAGTCCGATCGCGGTCCAACTGAGCCCCATTTCACGGGATTTTTCGGTAATACCATTCTCCCGATTGCCCCAGCGTTCCATAATCCAGTGGATCCACTCCTCCTGCTTAGGGAAGAGTAAAAACGGAATGGTCACCGGCAGGCCATAATCAATATTACGCGGGTCCGTTGTCATGCCCCAGTCGATGATGAACTGAGCCGGATTGGTTCGGTAAAACTGTTTTAGTGCAGGCAATATTTCAGGATTCTGGCGAATGCGCTGTAGGCGTTCCATCCGCCATTCAAAAACCATCTGGTAATCAGGATGTTTAAAATCGAAGGGGAATGGTAACGGCATACTTAGCCCATCATTTTTCTATACGCCTCTGCAGCCTGCTCCGGCGTTAAGTTGGTAATTTCTGTTCTGACTGGTCCTCCATCAGCGCCAGTCACTTCATTTTTGACGTTGTCTTTAAACGCCTGAACAGAAACATGGCGCCCAAGTAACTCAAGGTTTTTAACCTTATCAGGCCATTTGATTTTCTTCAGAAGTGCGGCGCTATCTGCGGATACCATCTCCACGACATCCATTCCTGATAGCGTTGTGCGCCATACCTTAGGCCAGTCTTTAATGGGTTTTAGCTCACCGTTTTGCAGGAGAATGTCGAGCACATCCATCTGGTCGATTTCAAGAAGGCGATTAAGTACATATTCTGCATTAATACCAACAAGATCATTGCGTTGCGCTTTCAGTTCGGCGATTCTTAACTTGATGTCAGGTTTTGACAAGTTTTCGGATGCGGTACGGTTAGCTGTCTTTGCGCTGTACCCCGCCCGAATAGCCGCTTGCGTGGCGTTTAAATCGATGAGGTACTCGTGACAGAACATTTCTTGCTTGTCAGTAAGTGCCATGTTTTATCTCTGGAGATTTTCGTGAGAAAATTAATCGTATTTGTATCTTTTTGTTCGGCTTTAGGCTTTGGCTATCAAGCCATAACCAGTCAAACATTATCCACAGCGCTAGCAGCATTAGCGAGTTTGGTCGTTTTTCTAACAGCCTTAGCAAATCTAAAAAGCAACAAAGCTAAAGAGCAAGGTGTTAGCCAAACAATCGGCGATAACTCTAGCGGTATACAAATTGGTGGCAACATAACTATTAATGAAAGGGACAAAGAATGAGCTTATTCGAGAAATCCGGTCAAAGTGTGGGTGATAACTCCTCAGCTATACAAGTTACAGGTGATGCCTACTTTGGCAACACCACTACTGAGGTCATGGCTATTTGCCAGTTAATGGTCAAAAGTGAAATGGCTTCGCTTCGTGAAGATGCATTCGCTTTAGTCGACTCACGGGCTCAAGAATTTGGTCACCAAATTGCAGAAAAACTATCTAAAGATGTTGATGAAAAACTAAGAGCAAAACTCGCTGATCCCGATATTCAGTACACCCTCAATCAAGCAGTCGTTCAGGTCGCAAGAAAGGGGTTTGATGCAAAATCAGAACTTCTTAAGGAGTTAATAGTTACTAAAATTGAAAACGATCAAGAAGACCAAAGCATTTTGATCGATCAAGCGTTAGATACAACATCCAGACTGACCACTAATGATATTAAGTTTTTGGCATTTGTATATTTTTTACGTTCAATCAATAAGATGATAGGAAGTATAAATATCACAGAACTTGCAGAGAAAAAAAGTACTCATTTTTCACTACCTAACATTTCCTTGGAAGAAAATTACATGATCCATAGGTCAATGTATGCTGTTTATGAAACAGATTATATAAAATTTCTTGGAGAACATTTCACCCTCAAACGCCTAAATCAGCAGCTATTAGAAATTAAAGGCGTATTTTTCTCAGATAAAATATATAATATCAATTACTTAGAGTTATTATCAAAAAGAACGGGTTATGACACTCTTACATCTGATGCATCATTTTATGAAGCATTCCCAGCTACAAAATTAGTTCTCGACTCTTTTGGTATTTCAACCCTTACAGAACTTGACTCACTAGTCATCAATCCAGTAGGTATAATTATTGCGGAAAATTATCTCAAAGCTCATGGATATATCAGTTAATACTCAGCATATGTAAAAAGGCTCATGGATGCCAGTTGCCAGAGTCGGGAAAGATAATTGGCGGACATTACCTAGGCTCGCCATCGTTAGCCATAGGTTACTCCGTCGTTTGCTCTGTCTGTCCTGCCGCTACTGGCGTGAACTGCACGCGCTTCGCATCACCAGGAGCAAAGTACAGCTACTCGCCTGTCTCGGTCGCCAGCGGCACAAAGCCATTAACCAGCTCATGCTGACGTCGTGACATCTTGCCAGTGAAGGTTTCGCCTGTTTGGGTGGTTAGCGTGATTTGGTAGATGTCGGACATAGTGTTATACCTTCAAAGGCGGTTAAAATTACCAATGACATATAGGAGGAAGAATGTCTTCGTTCAACCAAACAAGCCTACGATCATCCAACAGCCCGCTTCGCATAGAAACAACTGATAAAGAACATGCCATTGCCCATGAGGCAATTTTGGTTGCCTTATTGACTAACGTTGCAAGGTCTGCGCACAGCAATCAGGCGCTGATTGAATTAGAAGAAACAGTTAAAGGTTTGATTAGCAATTCCAACCCTAATAGCTTTCGGATCGCTTCAGATCTCATTAATGAAGCAAAAGAGAATTTCAACAGGGGTTGAGTTTTAGGCGCATCGTTAGGTGCGCCATTGTCCAAGCACCTCAGTGAAGAGTTTCTGTAATGTCAATCAGCCAATCAGCAATTCTGGCTGCGTCACCTGCATGATGTGCTCATGCTCGAGCTCAAGAACGCGCTTCTCTTTCTTCCGCTCATTCATCAACCGGCTACCGATCGTTCCCTTCAACTTTGAGCGCGTTTCTTTGATGGCGTAGCGGTGCTGCATTTCTTCACCCATGGCCAGGCGACGGCTAAGTTGCTCAGACATCCAGTTGAACGCTGAAATGTAGCTTTCTTTGATAGCCGCAGCAGCTTTCCCGGTGAATCCCATAACAACCATGATCCAGCCATCTTTCGTCAGGCTATACATCGGGCGAACCTTACCCTGCTCATCGATATAATCAGCCGACGCAAAATTGCGTTGGCTAAACTCTCTTGAGCAATCGGCCTTAACCTGCTCGATTTTCCTGAGCACATCACCGTGTCGCTTTCCGAAGTACGTAGCAACTTTTCTGGATGTGGTAACGACCTCTCCGTTTTTAGCTTGCACCATTTCTCGGAAGTCAAAGGCCGGAATAACTGACGGATTATTCATAGCGTCTTTACCTTTTAGAAAGTGAGCCTGTCTCACAGAAAAGCCGCCCGAGAGAGGTCGCCACCTATAACGGCATTTCTCAGGCTCGCTTACTGAAAGGCTCTCGTTAATATGCGCGTGAGATGCGCGGTGAAATTCAGATGTAAAAAAGCCCCGCGAATGCGAGGCAAAATCCTGGTATTTGTAATGACTGGCTCTTATTTCAACGCAGCCCCTTACCGTGCGCAAGATGCTCAATATCAAGCATCAGCAATGAGATGTTTAATCTGGATTCACTCCAAAAGTGATCACCATCCTGTCTACAGAGCCAAATGTGAAGGATGATGAGTAAAAATTATCGCTATCATCGAAGGCATTGTGTCCTGATATATTCCTGAAGCGTTCTCAGTGCTGTTTGGTCGCTGATGATTCCGTCCCGGATACCGAGAACGTTTCGTCCAGCAACTGGAGAGAGTTCGACGGAGGCATCATTGCCCATGCCGGAGGCGCTGGAGGTTTCGGCTGAGGATGGCACAGGGCATTTTCCTTTGACGAGCACCCTACCACCATTATCAAGCTTGCGCCGAAGAGCATCATTTTCAGCTTTCGCATCAGCTAACTCCTTCGTGTATTTAGCATCGAGTGCATCAGCAGTACGCTGGCGCTGCTGCATGTCAGTAATGGTGGCAGTCGCCTGCTTCAGCTCACTGACTTTTTTATCGCGCTGCTCTTTGTAGGTCATGGCGTTATCACGGTAATGATTAACAGCCCATGACAGGCAGACGATGATGCAGATAACCAGAGCGGAGATAATCGCGGTTACTCTGCTCATACCTCAATCTCTCTGACCGTTCCGCCTGCTTCTTTGAATTTTGCAATCAGGCTGTCAGCCTTATGCTCGAACTGACCATAACCAGCCCCCGGAAGTGAAGCCCAGATATTACTGCAACGGTCGATTGCCTGACGGATATCACCGCGATCAATCATAGGTAAAGCGCCACGCTCCTTAATCTGCTGCAGTGCAACAGCGTCCTGGCTTTTCGGAGAGAAGTCTTTCAGGCCAAGCTGCTTGCGATAGGCATCCCACCAACGGGAAAGAAGTTGGTAACGTCCGGCGGCTGTTGATTTGAGTTTTGGGTTTAGCGTGACAAGTTTGCGAGGGTGATCGGAGTAATCAGTGAATAGCTCTCCGCCAACAATGACGTCATAACCATGATTTCTGGTTTTCTGTCGTCCATTATCAGTTCCCTCTGACCACGCCAGCATATCGAGGAACGCCTTACGTTGATTATTGATTTCCACCATCTTCTACTCCGGCTTTTTTAGCAGCGAAGCGTTTGATAAGCGAACCTATCGAGTCAGTACCGATGTAGCCGATGAACACGCTCGTTATATAAGCGAGATTGCTACTTAGTCCGGCGAAGTCGAGAAGGTCACGAATGAACCAGGCGATAATGGCGCACATCGTTGCGTCGATTACTGTTTTTGTAAACGCACCGCCATTATATCTGCCGCGAAGGTACGCCATTGCAAACGCAAGGATTGCCCCGATGCCTTGTTCCTTTGCCGCGAGAATGGTGGCTAACAGGTCATGTTTTTCTGGCATCTTCATGTCTTAGCCCCAATAAGGGGATTTGCTCTATTTAATTAGGAATAAGGTCGATTACTGATAGAACAAATCCAGGCTACTGTGTTTAGTAATCAGATTTGTTCGTGACCGATATGCACGGACAAAACGGCATGCGGTTGTTAGCGCAGCCTCTTGCCACCCGCTTTCACGAAGGTCATGTTTAGAAGGCCGCAGCGTAACTATCACTGATGAATTCAGGATAGCCAGTGGCTACGGCTCAGTTTGGGTTGTGCTGTTGCTGGGCGGCGATGACGCCTGTACACATTTGGTGATCCGGTTCTGCTTCCGGTATTCGCTTAGTTCAGCACAACGGAAAGAGCACTCAATACATTTAAGCCAAGCCCCATAAGGGAGAATGCTCTTACCTGTTACACAGATATAAAAAATCCCGAAACCGTTATGCAGGCTCTAACTATTACCTGCGAACTGTTTCGGGATTGCATTTTACAGACCTCTCAGCCTGCGATGGTTGGAGTTCCAGACGATACGTCGAAGTGACCAACTAGGCGGAATCGGTAGTAAGCGCCGCCTCTTTTCATCTCACTACCACAACGAGCGAATTAACCCATCGTTTGGTCAAATTTACCCAAGTTTATTCAAAAAGTCAATATCATGCCGTTAATATGTTGCCATCCGTGGCAATCATGGTGCTAACGTGTGACCGCATTCAAAATGTTGTCTGCGATTGACTCTTCTTTGTGGCATTGCACCACCAGAGCGTCATACAGCGGCTTAACAGTGCGTGACCAGGTGGGTTGGGTGAGGTTTGGCATTAGCATCGTTACAGCGCGATATGCGGCGCTTGCAGGCATCCTTGAATAACCGACGCCTTTACATCTTCCGCACTCTTTCTCAACAACTCTCCCCCACTGCTCTGTTTTTGCTATATCAACCGCACGGCCTGTACCGTGGCAATCTCTGCATCTTGCTCCCGGCGTCGCAGCACTACGGCAATAATCCGCATAAGCGAATGTTGCGAGCACTTGCAGTACCTTTGCCTTAGTATTTCCTTCAAGCTTTGCAACGCAACGGTATTTCCCCGATACCTTGTGTGCAAATTGCATCAGATAGTTGATAGCCTTTTGTTTGTCGTTCTGGCCGAGTTCATGCTTACCGCAGAATGCAGCCATTCCGAATCCTGCTTGTGATTGAGCCATCCCCATAGCAGCCATCACATCAGTACCGGAAAGAGAGTCAGAAGCCGTGGCCCGTGGTGAGTCACTCATCATCGGGCTTTTTGGCGAATGAAATTTAGCTACGCTTTCGAGTCTCATGCGACTTCTCCCTGTACCTGAATCAATGTGAGGTTTCCGCAGAACACTGCGCCGGTATCGATATACATCTGGTTGGCAAATTTGAGTGGTTTCACTGCTGGCGTATGACCAAAGATGAACGTGTCCGCGCCTTTAATTTCTTTCACGATCCCGTCTTGTGAGTTGCCGATTCGTTCGCGGTTCCAGATTACCTGCTGAGGATCAACTGGCTTTCCAAATTCGTATTCGTTACAAGGATAATCGGCGTGGCAAATGACATATTTTTTATCTTTGCTCACCAGTTCGATGATTAACGGAAGTTCTTCTGCTTTATGGGCAAGAGCTTTAGCCAGAATCTCTTTGTCGTAATCGAGATTGAAGAACCAGCCACCGCCATTAAGCAGCCAGTGATTAACGTTTCCACGCTCTGATAAGCCATCAATCATCATTTGCTCATGGTTTCCACGTACAGCTCTGAACCAGGGGAATGTGATTAATTCCAGACATTCGACGTTCTCTGTACCGCGATCAACCAAATCGCCAACCGAGATGAGCAGGTCTTTTTTGTTGTCGAATCCAATCGTATCCAGTTTGTTCATCAGGTTCGTGTAGCATCCGTGCAGGTCGCCAGCTACCCAAATATTTCGGTATTTGCTGCCATCAATTCTTTCGTAGATATTCATGCAGCCTCACTTCTGCTATTTCGCAGTTTTTTAAGTTTCTGTTGGTACTCTTCCTTGATCGCCTTGCACTCTTCGACAGTCCAGCGATGGCGGTTATGGTTTGATTCGATTTCGTCTACTGCTTCCTGCCCGATGCGGCTAATCAGTTCGACGCGATACGGAACGAGATTTCCGCTTTTGTGCTGGTTGCACACCACGCATTGCTTGTGAATATTGCGTTCATCAAATCGGAGTTGAGGTGCCGCAGCAGTTGTCCGGTAATGTCCGGCATCCCACTGAGCAGACGTGAGCGTTCCGCACGAGATACATGGTAAGTCGCGATCTCTTTCTCTGATGAAGGCGTTTACGGCTTGTTGGGCTTGTTTAATCCAGTAACTGCGGGGCTTTAAGGCGAGTTTTCGAATCTTAAGTTTATCTTTCTGTTTCTGCTCCTCTCGTCGTCGTTTCTTCTCTGCTGCTTTTTCCGCTTTTTCGCGTTCTTTACTTCGTCGTTCGAGTGCTATCTTGGTTCCACACTCTAGAGAGCACCACCACTGATTAGCGAATGCAGGGTGAAACCATTCCCGACATTCATCGTTTTTACATCGTCTTCGCGCTGGTTTAGCCATCATCTTCTTCCTCGTGCATCGAGCTATTCGAATCGCTCATCAGCTCTGCACAGCAGTGCCCACACACGTGAACTTCCAGCACATGCAGCTTCTGACCGCAATTAGCGCACGTTAAAACCCGCTCGACGCTTTCTTGTTCGTAACTTCGATTTGGGTCAATCACCTTGTATTCCTCGCACGATGTCTTAGCCACCGGATATCCCACAGGTGAGCCGTGTAGTTGAAGGTTTTTACGTCAGATTCTTTTGGGATTGGCTTGCGTTTATTTCTGGAGCGTTTCGTTGGAAGGTATTTGCAGTTTTCGCAGATTATGTCGGTGATGCTTCGTCGCTGTCGTCTCATTCTGCCCTCCTGACGCCCTGCCCGATCGCCATCAATGCCGCTTTGGATACGGTAGTAAACATCCGTCGAGGACTGATGAACGGTCGCCAAATCAGCAGCATGGAACCTTTGCTGTTTCCCTTCTTCTCCAGCCCTGTCGATGGTTCGATAAAATTAATCCGTCCATCAGTAATGATGCGAACTTCGTCAATACTCTCCAGAGCCTTGCTGAACCATCCGACAGACATATCCTCTGGCACAAGCATCACTATCGTCTGTCGCTGTTGTATGCACTGCTCAGCGGCTTTTTCCACCCACGGCCTGATATTGCTGTACGGTGGGTTATTCCAGATTGCACCGTGGCTTATCCACTCAGAATTTAGCGCGTCGTCGGCCTCAGTTAACCAGTGAGCGCACAGAGCATTTTTGTCGCTCGCTGCCGAATCCAGCCAGAATCCAAACTCAATATCCAGTGCATCAAAAAGCCAAAGCGGCGTTTGCCAGCAGTCCTTGTCGTGTGCTGGCGTATTTGATTTGATAGTCATGCAGCCCGATCTCCCCATCGCGCTTTCCATTCGAGAGCCAGTCGCGCTTCGTCTGACCACTTAACGCCACGCTCTGTACCGAATGCCTGTATAAGCTCTAATAGCTCCGCAAATTCGTTTACACGCATCCTGCTGGTTGACTGGCCTATTACCACAAAGCCATTCCCGGCAAGGTTAGGAACAACGTCCTGCTGCTTTAATGCTGCTGTAAAAACGCACTTCCAGCTTTCTGCATCCAGCCAGCGACCATGCCATTCAACCTGACGAGAGACGTCACCAAGGCAAGCCCAAAGCTTTCGATTCTGGTCTAAGCTGCGGTTGCGTTCCTGAATGGTTACTACGATTGGTTTGGTTGGGTCTGGAAGGATTTGCTGTACTGCGTGAATAGCGTTTTGCTGATGTGCCGGAGATCGAATTTCAAAGGTTAGTTTTTTCATGACTACCCTCTCCCCCAAATAAAAAGGCCTGCGATTACCTGCAGGCCTGTTATTAGCTCAGTGATGTAGATGGTCATCTTTTAACTCCATATACCGCCAATACCCGTTTCATCGCGGCACTCTGGCGACACTCCTTAAAAATCAGGTTCGTGCTCACCTTTCCTTCCCGTTCTTCTCTGGTAGCGAACCGGTAATACACCGTTCGCCAGACCTTACCTTCGATAACCAGAAGACCTGCCCGTGCCATTTTAGCCGCGGCCTGATTTATGCTGGTTACTGTTGCGCCTGTTAGTGCGGCAACGTCCGGCGCACAGAAGCTCTTGTGCGTCTCCAGATAATGAATAATTGCTTCTTTGCCCGTCATAGACTTGCTCCTTTCAGTCCGAACTTAGCTTTAATTTCTGCGATCTTCGCCAGCGCCTGAACACGATTTAGAGGCCTGCCGCCCATGACAGGAAGTTGTTTTACTGGTTCAGGTATCGTCTCACCACGGTTAATTCGCGCTGTCATACAGGTCAGTTCATCGGCAGCCTTGCGTCGTAATTCCGCGTCAGTCAGCGCATTGGCCCGCATGTTCTGGTACAGGTTGGTAACCAGCCAGTAGTGCGCGTTCGATTTCCACGGATAAGACTCTGCATCCGGATACAGGCCACGCTTCCGGCAATACTCGTAAACCATATCAACCAGCTCGCTGACGTTTGGCAGTCCGGCGATAACGGATGCTTCTTCCCGGCACCATGCAACAAAC